CACTCTATCATCCTTGCTCTACTTCGTCAATATGTTTCTTGAGGAGAGAGATGAGTCCAGCTTCTATTAGCAGTTCTCTTCCACGATTGCACATTTCAACCGTCACAACTGCAGAGCCATCCTCATTCTCTACTACCTCAATAACTTTTATGTCGAACACATCGTTCATGCTGCAGTCAAGTCCACTACTTCACAAACGCCAGCAGTACACGCCAACTCACGTCCACCTGATGTAGTGTCTTCCTTCTCAAACTCTTGTAGAGCAGTCCAGTCGATAGCACTTGGCATCTGTGCTAACATATCTTCGTACTCTTCTTTCGTGCAGTCCTGATAAGGTGCTTGTTTGTACGTGTGTTCGCTGTAAGGCAAGAAGCTAATCCCTGACACATCATCAAAGTGTTCATACACCCATGAGCCTACATCCATCCACTCTTCTTCTTTCACAGAGATTGTCACAGACGGTTTATGTTCACACCAGTAACGCTGATAGGTTAGCCACAACTCAAGCTGCTCAATGGCTGTCATCTTTGTGCGTGTTACCGCACTGACAGGTGATGCCATAGGGAAGCTGAATACTGTCGTGCTATCTGGCTTCATCACATCCGGCTCTGCTGGAATACCCTGTGCAATCATAAACTGTGTCAATGGGTCTTTGTTATCACCACGAACAGTGCGAATGTAGTAGTCATTGTGACGGGCATGAATGCCTGACGCACTGTCCACTAGCTGTGACACTGTGCCTGATGGCTTGACGCAAGTGATAGCTGTTGACTGTGGAATACCTAACTGCTCTGCCATAGCTTTGTTAGAATTAATGGCTACAGCTTTAAGGTCACCTAACAATGCACCCAAGTTCTTACCGATAGCGGCTGAACGCCCTGACATAATAGCATTGTCTAGGATACCTGTCAGTGATACACCAAGCAGACGTTCTTCCTCTGTGTTGTCCTTCCATATCTTACGCAGATACTTGAAGTCTGTCAGAGTAGATTGGAATGTACCCAAGATTGTAGCTAGGCGTACTTTCTCAGCTAGTGTTTCCTTTGTATCGCTCTCACGTACCACAACCTCAGACAGGTTGCAGAACTGATAAGGGCGTAGGATAATCTCACTACAAGGGTTGCATCCAAAGTCATGGTCAGCATCACGTCTACCGTTCTTAGCAGCCTGTGCTTTGGCTGACTGTCTGTTGAAGATACCACGCTCACCAGACTTAGATTCATACAGAGACAACCATTCTCTCATGTATGTACCCATCTGTGGCTTTTCTTTGTAGGCAACGCTGTTGTTTGCAAGCGCACGTTGTCCTTCGTTTTCCCACCACATACCTGATTTAGCATGAGCCATCTGGTCATCATTCAGGTTGGACAGGCTAATGAGTGCGCTGCGTCTGACCCCACCGACAACTACAACCTCACCAATCTTACACATGATGTCGTGACATTCAATTGGGTACAGGCGGCGACCTGCAGCAGCCTTGAAGATACTCACGATGAACTCAAACAGTTCCTCAAGAGGGGCTGGGCCACTGGCACGACCACCAAAGGTCTTGAGACGTGCGCCAGCAGGACGAACCTCTGACACATCCCACTCTGGTATCTGCCCTGCGTACAGGAGAGAGATGAGTTCACGCAGTGATTTAGCCCAGCCCGGTCTTGAGTCGCCAACCTTGATGATAGTATCGGTACTATGCATATCTTCGTTGACGATTGGTAGCTTCTCTACGTGATGACGTTCAACGGAGAAGCCAACACCAGTACCACACATGAGAATGTACATGGTTTCATCGAAAGCACGTGGGCTATCGACTGGAACATAGGAGCAGTTGTAACCACCAACATGGCATCTATCCAATGCAGGACCTGATGTCATCAATGCTCTCATGCTTGGCATGATGTTTAAACTGAGTACAGCTTCTTCAAGTTCACTACGCAGTTCGTCTGATAGAACATAGTTGTGCTTCTTGTTTAGATGCTTACTCATATAATCAAAGTATCGTGTGACTGTTTCTACCCATGTCTCACGTCTTTGTTCATCTTCCTTCCACCTTGCATAGCGAGACAAGGCAATGAAGTTCTGATAATCTGTAGGTAAATAATTGTTCATTTAACTCTCCTGTATTGTTCTTATATTACGTATCTTGATACCTTCTATATCATAGAGACTGTCCATGATATTCTCTTCCAATTCCTCTGCTACATTCTCATCAGCAGGAACTGGATATTCTTCTGGGTCAACGTCCAGTGTAAGAAACATCTTAACTCTTATCATCGTAGCAACCTTCTACCTCTGTGATTAGTTTGTCAAGATACCATCTTGCTTTGTGTAAGTCTTCCGACCCGTTCTTGTAGCGGTAACGCCATAAGTATTTTATAATGTTACCTTGTAAATAATATTCAAAGCCATCACCAGTTGCCGCAGCAATAGCTTCAATGCACTCAATCTCTGTTGCATTGTAGTGCGGTGGGCTGTTTACCATATCTAGCTTATGCACAATCTTATCTGCTTTAGCCTCAATGTCTTCCATTATAGTTTTGTAACTCGTCATCATGCACTCCCTTCTGTCTTAGTTCTAAAGTCAATCTTAACTACGTTGCCATCTTCGCCAACAACCTTTGGCTTATCTTCTAACTCAACATCGTAGTGTCTGTCAACTGTTTCCATCACATATGCATGAACTAATTCACGAAGGTCTTCGTTGTATTCCATAATGGGTATGCATGATGCAATCATCTTACAGAAATGCATCACTTGATTATAGTCGTCATCCTCTAATGGATTCTCTGGCTGTGTAACAATAGCCAAATCAATCTCACCATTCCATACACCATCTTCATCTTGATATGGCCTAACACGGATAACAAAATCCTGTGGCTCTATACGGTCTAATTCTCTCATGTTACTTACTCCTTTTTATCTTGCCACCTGCAAACTTTATAAACGCAGGATGTTTGTTCTTGCCTTTTTCTTTCAGCCAATCTTCCGGTACAATGCGGTCATAATATCTGAAGTTGTACTTGATGCACCACTCAGCGTATGTAGACTTAGCACCCTTCCGTAGCTTACGTCTGCTGTTTTCAAAGACAAATCGTATATCAAGATTAGGATGTTGCTTTTTGATAGCCAAATGCTTTCGTCTATCTGCGGCAGTAAACATGCCCTTTGTCTCAATAATCAATCCATTTGGAAGCACGAAGTCTGGTGTATAGGTACGGTAGGCTAGGTCTTCCCATTCTATCTTAACACACTCATAACCAAAGTCAACCTTCAGTTCCTTGAGATAGTCAGACAGCTTGAGTTCTAGCCCTGACCGATACCCATACTTACGTGCGGCTCTAAACTGTTTTATATTCATCGGCTAGTTCTACGTAGTTTACCATCTTAGGTGTCTTAGCTTGTGACTTAACCGCAGGTAGTTCCTGTAGTGTAGGCCAACAGTCCTTTCTGTAGTTACAGAATGAACAGGATACGCCTAGTACTTTGTTACCTGTAGCTTTGCCTCTGAATGTTTCTTCAACAGGTTCAAAGCAACGCTCGAACTTGTCATTGTTTACATCATCAACAGTCTTCTCTATCTTGGCAATCTCACCGTCAATGTCAATACCCTTTGCAGGTACATACTTAAACTGACCGTTAGCTTTGTTGACTACCCACCAACCACCAGCATCTTTGCCTGTTGCCTTTGCGTATCCTGCAAGTTGTGCAACATATCCAAACGCATCACCGCTTGCAAGGGTGTCGAAGGATTCAAACTTGTTTGTGTATGACCAGTTGGAAGCCGATTTAATATCATCAACTGCATCCCGAATGACAATATCATATGTGCCAGAAATAGAAGCACTATCAAGATGAAGAGTAGTCTTTTTGCTATCCTCATATGTCACTCCTGCTTCTTTTAGTAATCCTTTGAAGACAGCCTCAACGATGTCTCCAATCATCATGTTCATTACAAATGTAGTTGGCTTTGGTAGAGCCGCATCTGGTTTGTTCTTCTCATACCAGAGTTGGCAGGAAGGTCTGCCTACGTTTGACATACGTAAGCGAAACCCCCCACCGTTCTTGTGTCCACCAAACTGCCGACTCAGAGCATCTTTTATGTCGCTTGCTACTTGGTTGATAGTGTCATCAGACATTGTTGTTTTGCCTGAGACAGCATCTTCCATGTATTGATGCAGTGCGAGTTCAGCAGGATGGTTCATTACGCTACCTCGTCTTCCTCAATCTCAATGTCAACCAAGCTATCAACTACGTCTACGTCATCATCGTCCATGTTAGAGTTTGCTTTCTCTGCCCATGTGTTAGCGATGTATGAGTTGTAGTTATCTACCCACGACATAAAGTCACCAAACATTGCTTGGTCTTTATCGGTAATGTTGATTGTCTTTGAGACATCTAGCGACACTACTGGAAGGTAAAAGGCATTACCGTTAGGTAACTTTCTTTCCTGAGTGTTAGCCGTAATGATGTGCTGTACAGGAAGACGTTGCATCTTTGCAAGAGAGGTAAAACTCTCACCGACAATCTTGAATGCATCACGATTATCAATCTCCCAAATGAATGGTGTAGATTTTAGGTCAGCCGCATCACCGTTAGCAGTGACAGCATCGACCAGTTCTACTGTACCAAGTACAACACGAACACGTTTAATCTGCTTGATTAGTTCTTGTGTCTTCTCCGGCAATGCCTTGAAGTCCTGAATGTAACCAGCAGGTTTGCCACAGTTAAAGCCACCGTCATTATCCTTGAGGTCAATGTTCAAGTCATCATTCATCAGTGTTTTAATGTAGCGGTTCGGTGCATCCCCCATGCCACGTACAAAACGCTTGTACATGAAACGCTGTAGGAATGGACGAATCTTAACAGACGAAGCGTAGTATGTTTCGCCATCAGGAATCTCTAGCTTGTATGTACCGCCAGAGACAACTTCCATGTTGACCATCTTACCCTTCACCTCAGTCTGCCCCATAACGGGGGCGTGATTGATACGCAAACGAGCAAGCGTACTTGACTTCTGCTTTGCGTTACCAGTCTCACCAGCAATGCCCATAGCTTTAGCCATTGCCGCATAGTTATTGGTATCTATTGTTGTTAATTGTGTCATATTTTACTCCTTCTATTTGTGAAAGTCCGATAGTTATATCAGCTTACATCCTTCGTGTCAAGCCAATTTGGTCCAATTTTTGCCTCTAATAATAGCGGCACGTTGAATGTGATACCCCACCTTGTTGTAATAAGATTAGGTAACTCTTTGTTAGTACTGTTTATTGCTTCAATCACTGCCTGTTCTTCGTCAGGATGTACATCAATAACAATACTGTCATGAACTGTGTTGACTATACACGACTTCATTGTGGATAGCAACCCCTCAATGTGCATTAGTGCGATAGGCACAATGTCTGCTGTAGCAAATGATTGCACAGGGTAGTTCTTAATCTGTGTGAAGTGGCTAATCCTACCGCTTGACTTGCGTACCACATCAGGAAAAGCAAACTCTCTGCCTGATGGTGTGCGTATCATGCCAGTATTCAAAGCCTCTTTAGCCAGTCTGGTGTGCCAAAGCCCAATCCCTTCGTACTTCTCCGTGAAGTGTTCGTAGTACTTTGCTTCAGCAGGTGTTCTTCCATAGCCCGTTGCTCCATAGAGTGGCGCAAACGTGTGTGCTTTAGCTTCTTGGCGACTCGTCTGTTGACCAGCATCAGTAATAACTTTACTGGTATATGAGTGTACATCAAATCCTGTAGATACTTCTTCAATCGCTACTCCATCTTGTGATAGGTAGGCAGCAGCACGAAACTCTAGCTGTGCAAAGTCAGCTTCAAGTATCTTGCCACCATCCCACCGTGATACAAATACTTTCTTAACAGGGAACGTACCACCACGTGGCATGTTCTGCATGTTTGGGTCAGCCCCTGAGAACCGACCAGTTGCAGTGCGATGCTGAAGCAGACGCACATGCAGTTTACCATCTGACTTAGTGTGAGTAGCGATACCGTCAATGAATGATGACAGGTATGTATCTACCGCACTGAGCCTACGAACTTTGGCAAGGAACTCTGCGGCATCTGTCATGCCCTTTGACCTTGCAATATTCTCAAGTGTCTCTAGGTTCTGCTTACTTGTAGTGAACCCATTAGCACTTGCCCATTTAGCAGAAGGTGGCTTGAACTTGAGGCCAGCAATCTCGCTAGTGGGGTTGAAAAGAAAACCTGCTGTATCACAGGTAGTGCAACGATTAGGTCTTGCATATGGTGTACCATCCTTCTTAATCCTAGTTACGTACCCAGACCCAGAGCAATCTGTACATTGAACCGCTTTGGTTTTATACAGACGCTCTGTGCCAGAGGAGAGGAGATTGCGGAAGTCTGTGTCATCCATGTAAGGGTCTATCGTATTAGCCCAATACGTTTTGTCTAGTACCTTACGTGAATAGATGACCCAAGACAACTGCTCTGGGCTATTCAGATTGATAGGTGTGTCACCCATCAAATGACGTACATGCTTTTGCAAATCCTTTATCAGATTATCTTTCTCTTCTTCGTATTCTTTTCTTACACTATCCAGTGCAGACTTGTCAACAGTAAATCCTGTCTGATAGATACGTGCCAGTGAGACACACACCTGATTGGTCAGGGTAACTGTATCGTACAGCCGACTGTCTGTTGTGTTTAAACGGTATATCAGTTTGTCAGACAGTTGCTGTGTGGCATGAAGGTCAGCAGACAGATACTCACACAACTCATTGTATGGTATGTCACGAGTAGAGAAACCTTTCTTGAAGTATTCCTTTAGTGTGTCCTGCTTCTTCGTATCTAGTTCGTATCTCTCAGCACATGCTTCCAGAGACAGTGGTTGCTTACGTCCACGCTGTAGTACATACTCACCTAGCATGGTATCAAACACAGGCCCGTCATACTTGAAACCTGATTCCCACAACCACAGCAAGTCGTGTGCCGCATTGTGCATGATAAGAATAGTTGCCTCATCCAAGAACCACTGCACACGCTCATGATAATCATCTTGGTTTGGTGCATCTGCATGGTCAAATGGAAAGTGTCTCTCAACCCCTTGGTCAGTCAACACACCAACCATAGTCAGTGAGTTCTCTGGCTCGAATGGGTCAAGGTGCATCTTACCATCACGATGCGTTACTGTATTTTCT